TATGCTTCTAAAAGAGCAGGGACTTTTTGGAGAAAATAATAAAGCTCTATTAAAACTTATAGACGACGAGGAATTTGCTCAATACCAAGAACTTATGAAACATCTTAAGTCTGGGGGTAAGATGACAGAAGGCCTGCAAAGAAGTATAAATGCACTTGCAGAAAACTCGTTACTTATTCAAATAGAGAATGCTAAAAGAGTAATAACAGATGAAGAAGATAGAATTAAAAAACTTCATAAGGGAATTACTGGAGATGGTACAGCTCCAACAGCGGAACGTTTAGCAATTTTAGAAGATAATGCTACTAGTAGAAAAATAAAAGCAGAACAAGACCTATTTACTCTTAGAGAGAAAGCATACAATTTAGTAAAGAAAGGCAGAACTGAAGAACAACTAGTAATAGAGTTTAATAAAGTTAATGCTAGAGAAATGTATGAGAATGAATTAAGTTTTGCAACTCAAATAGAAGTGGCTAAATTCAGAATCTCAGAGTATGATAAGTTTGGAGTATCTGCTGCTAAAACTAAGGCAGCTTATCAGCAGCACATATTAAAGCTGGAGAAAGCGTCTTTACGGCAGAAGATTAAGCTTGGGGACTTTGAAGAAGGTACTGCTGAATATAAAAATGCTGAAGAGCAAATAAATATATTAACTGCTAAAATTAAACAAGCTGGAAAAACAGCTGTACAAGAAGGTCAACACATTAATCAAATGTTTGGAACTCTGTATAAGTTATCTGATCAAATTAGTGATAAATTAGATGACTCAGTTATGGGCAATACTATAGATTTCAAGAAGTGGAAAGCAGATACTATAACTAAAGAATTCTTTAAATTTAAAAATGCTTTAGATGAGACATTTAAAGACACTGAACAAGTAGCCTTTAATTTAGATATGCTTAAAGTACGTTTCGGCTCATTAGGGGAAGAAGCAGAGAAAGCTTTGAAAGGCTCTTTTATGAAGAAATTCAGATTAGCCTTCCCAGACGAAAAGGAGTACAAAAATATAGCTAAATGGGTTAAACTTGCTACCACAGCCCAAGGTAAAGAAATCACTTCTAGATATGAAGTATTAAATGAAGAGAAAAACTTTATAGATACTCAAAAAAGTCACTTCCATGAGCATGAAGATCTTTTAGCTCTTAGAAAGAAGATGGCAGATTGGGATGATAAAATTTCAGATGCTTCATTAACTCGTGAAAAGGAAAAACTAAAATTAAAAGAAATACAAACTGAATTAGCTAAAACAGAGCTTGATCTTATGAAGGCAGAGTGGCAAAAGACAGTTGATTGGTTAGGTGAGGCTATGGTAGGAGTAGCAGATTCTTTTGGAGGTGCTATCAGTGGTGCCGTATCAGATATCTTTATGGGTAAGAAAACTGATAAGGATTGGGTAGACAACCTTAGAACAGATCTTGCTCAAGGCTTCGCGGATTCTGCAGGTGACGTAGTAGGTAACCTAGCTCAAAAAACTGTATTTGGTAATCAAGGATGGTTAGCAGGTGCAGCTAGAGGAATGGGAGTTGAAAAAGATATCGTTAACGTTATGTTCCCTAAAGATGACGTAGAGGTTTTAAGAGATAAACTAGAAGAGTTAAGACAGTTAGAAGAGAAGACAAAGACTGCTACAGAAGAACTAGTACGAATTGCACAAGCAAAATCACAAGGGCTTAATTTAGGTACAGGACTAGATAAAAGGTCTGAAAAACTTACTCAAATGCTAAGTGGTGGTTGGGGTGAAAATATTAAGTTTGTTGGAAGCAATCCTAGAGACGAACTTCATGGAGTTACCCCCTTTAAATCTGAAGAAGGCGCTAAGGATAATTGGAATGCTGGAATAGCTGAGTTTGTAAAAGCTCAAAAAGAAGCTAATTCTGATATATACAACAACCCTGATAAGTACTTTAAAAACTTAGAAGATTTAACAATGCGATATGTTCAATCTATAAGCAGAAATGGCAAAACGTACAATGCTCATATTTTAAACGATACTGATATAGAAACTACTAGAATCAGTTCTGTACTGCATGAAGTACTTCATAACTCTATAGTTATTCCTTTTAAAGAATTTAGTAACTATTTTAAGGGATTAAAAGATACTAAATCGGTGAAGGCATTGGATTCTACTATGAGAGTTCAGAAAAAGAAACTAACTACTAGGGAGAAGAAACTTAGCCCGGAAGTACAGGAAGGGATGTTAAATGTAGGAAGGTCTGCTCTTTATAAAACTCATGAAGACATGATCGAAGAGTTCTTCGTTAGGCTTAAGACTATGTATGCCTATATGGAAACTCCAGAGACCAGAGAAGGTCAAGTACAGCTAGCTAAGGATTTGATCCCTGACTACTTAGAAAATGAAATGACTCCTGGTTTTGTAAAAGAGCTTGTTGAATCGGTAGTAGATAAAGAAGGCGCTAAAGTAACAGAGTTATCACAAACAATACTTGACGGAGCCTCTAAAGAACTAGGAGTTCTTGTTAAGATTAAAGACTTACTTTCATCAATATTCCAGAAGCTGGGCTTTGGTGGCGAAGATAAAAAGGATAAAATTAATCATGATATTGCGCCAAGCGATAACCCTTTCTTTGACCCAGATTTTGAAGAGAAAAGAACAGCTAGACAATTAGAATATTATGAGGAGTGGAAGCAGAGGAAAGATATTGAAAACTTTAAAGCTAAGCATTTAGGAGAGGAAGGAACCCTTAAAAGAAAGCTATTAGGAGAGACAGTATACCAAAATAAGAATATAATGCCTACCGATAAGAGGATTGTACAAGAGTTCTATGATGGTATTGATAAGCTTAGAAACTTAGACTACTCTAAGATTACTACTTTTTTTGATGATATATTTAAGTTTGTTAGAGGTGCTAAGGTAGATTTTATTTCAGGGATGTTTCCTGGGGAGTTAAGGGATGGTACCTTAAAAGGTATGGGATATCTGTCTCCAGGGGAGATAGGACCTAAGACTGAATCTCAGACATTCTTTGAAAGTTTACAAGAGGGAGGAGCTTTAAAAGTACTAGAGCAAGATCCAAATGCGCAGAAAGACTCATATAATGCCAGCGGTGGTATATTAGTTCAGAATCCTTCTTCAGATGATACAGCTCTAGGAGTAGCAGACGATATAAAAGGTACTTTAGCAAGTAATCTACAGTCACAGATTATGAATGATAATATGAATGCTAGAGCTCTGATTACTAATTCTGTAGCTCAAGTAGGTACTAATATAATGTCTGACGCTGTAGGCGGTATTATAGGTGAAATCTTTGGATTCGCAAACGGTGGAATAGCTAAGGGAGGCTTCAGAGCTTTCGCAAATGGTGGGACAGTAAGTCAACCAACTTTAGGTTTGGTAGGTGAAGGCAAGTACAATGAAGCTGTTGTACCTTTACCAGATGGTAAATCTATCCCTGTAATGGGCAGTACTGGTACTAATAATGTTACGGTTAATGTTACTATAGATTCTGAAGGTAAGGCAAATACCCAGACTCAGACTATGGACTCTAACCAACAAGGTAAAGATCTAGGGTACGCTATTTCTCAAGCTGTTCAAGAGGAAATTATGCTACAACAGAGACCTGGAGGACTTTTAAATAGTTACTAATTATGGCAAATTTTAATACAGATGTTAATATAAACCCAGATAGAGGGGAACGAGGTACTCAAAAACCTCGTATCTTAACCGCTAAATATGGGGATGGGTATGAACAGCGTACTACTTCCGGAATTAACTCCCAAGAAGAAACTTGGGATTTGAGGTGGAATAACCGTACTACTGCAGAAGGGAATAAAATAGTTAAGTTTTTTGAGGATCAGGGAGGGGTAAGTTCTTTTGATTGGTACCCTACAGGGTATGATATATCAAGCACTGCTACAAGTACTACTGCAAATAAATTGGTAGATACAGCCCAGTATTTTACTAACAGGTATTTAAATGCTACGGTTAGTAATACTACGGATACTACAACTGCAACAATAACTGCAATTGATAGTGCTACTCAAGTAAGTTTAAGTAGTGATATTATGGTATCAGGAGAGTCTTATACTATTTATCCCTATTTTAAGTTCGTGTGCCAAGAATGGTCAGCAACTATACCACAGAACGGAGTTCAGTCCATAACAGCCAAATTTAGAAGAGTATTTGAACCATAGGAGAAATATATGTCAATAACTTCAGATGTACATAGTTTTGAACCAGGAGAGATAATCGAACTTTTTGAGTTAGATTTATCTACTGGATCAGCTACATCTTCTTATCAAGTATTTCGATGGCATTCAGGTGCTGGGGATAACTTAAAAGAAATAGTTTGGCAAGGAAATCGTTATTTAGCATTTCCAATTGAAGCAGAAGGCTTTGAGTTTACAGGAAAGGGTGCTATACCTAGACCTACGTTAACTGTTGCAAATATTACTTCAATACTATCTAACGCTGTTAATCAGTATGACGACCTGGTAGGTTCTAAGCTTACAAGAAAAAGAACTTTTAGCAAGTACTTAGACTCTACTTGTGATGTCTGGGGCTACTCTTTAGGAGGTACTTGTTCAGGAGAATCTAGCTCTTATTGCTCAGATTCAGCATATACTACTCAACAGACTTGCCTAGCAGCGGGAGAAACTTGGTATGGTAGCTATAGTAAAGCAGACTGTTTAGACTCAACTAAATATGGAGCAGCAGGGACTTGGACAGATTATACAAGTTCTTCTTGTAGTACAGATGGAGGGACTTGGTATGCTAATGCAACGGCAGACTCTGATGCAGATTTTGCGGATGAGATATGGTATGTTGATAGAAAGGCAGTAGAAACTAACTCCTATATTCAATTTGAGTTAACTGCTGCTCACGACGTACAAGGAGTAAAACTACCTGCTAGATCTATTATTGCTAATAACTGCCCCTGGAGGTATAGAGGTACTGAGTGTGGCTATACAGGTAGTAACTATTTTGATATTGATAATAATACTGTAGCTTCTCTTGCTGATGATGTATGTGCAAAAACTTTTACTGCTTGTGAAAAAAGATTCCCTTTAGACACGCAAGAAATCCCCTTTGGTGGATTCCCAGGAGCAGGAGTTAAAACGGGTAGTGTTCGATGAGGGAACATTTATTAGAAGCTTTTAGAGAGCATACAGAGCAAGAATACCCTAAGGAAGCCTGCGGATTTATAGTTGTAATGCCCAAAGGGAAAGCAAAATATTTCCCCGCAAAGAACATTTCAGAAACTCCAGAGGATAACTTTATAATCGATCCTCTTAGTTACGCAGAAGCTGAAGATACTGGGGATATTATAGGAATATGTCACTCACACCCTAATATAGCGGCAATTCCTTCAGAAGCAGATAAAGTAGCTTGCGAAGCCTCAGGCAAGCCTTGGTATATTCTTAGTTGGCCAAGCAATGAGTTATATAGCTGGCAACCCAATGGATACGAGGCCCCTTTAGTAGGAAGAACGTTCAGTTATGGAGTTTTAGATTGTTGTACTTTAGTACGCGATTTTTATAAAAAAGAATTAAATATTGATTTTGAATGTTTTCAAGGTCAAGATGGTTGGTGGGATAAGGGAGAGAATAGATACTTAGATAATTATGCTAAGCAAGGTTTTGTAAGAGTGCATGATATTCAAAAATATGATATTTTTTTGATAAAATTAGTTTCACCTGTACCTAACCATGCTGCAATCTATATCGAAGATAATAAAATTCTACATCATGTACATGGAAGATTGTCAAATCGTGAACCATACGGCGGGTACTGGAGAAAACATACTACGCATATATTGAGGCATAAGACACTATGTTAAGAAAAGTTAAATTATACGGAATATTAGGAGAACGCTTTGGTAAAGAATGGGAGCTTGATATTAATTCTGTACGTGAAGCACTTCAAGCTATTGCAGCAAATAATCCTGAATTTAGAAGAGAGTTTGTAAGTTCTCACGAAAGAGGAATTGGTTACCAAGTTATAGTAGGGGACTCTTACTTAAATGACGAAGAAGAAGCGGGGTACCCTACAGGGTCTCAAGAGATAAAAATTATTCCTGCAGTGATGGGAGCTAAGAAAAGAGGGTTAGGTCAAATTCTTGTAGGAGCTTTAATGCTATATGTGATGTTTCAAACTGGAATGACTTTTACGGGCGGAGAAGTAATGGGAACAGGAGAGGCTATACAGATAGGTGCAGGTCAAATATTTGGGTCCACTTTAGGGCCTATGGCAGTAAAATTCGGAGCCGCCTTAGTTTTAGGAGGGATTGCAGCTATGTTAGCCCCTTCTCCAAAATCGCTTGATACAGCCGAAGAACCTAAAAATTATGGATTTGATGGCCCCGTTAATACAACTAAACAAGGGTACGCGGTTCCTGTTTGTTATGGCAAATTAATTGTTGGAGGAGCTGTCATTAGTGCAGGTATACAAGCTGAAGATTACGATCCCGCATAGGAGTTATTATGAGTGAAAAAGACTGGATAAGAGGCTCCGGAGGTGGAGGCAAAGGAGGTGGAGGAGGTTCCGCCCCTATAGAAGAGGATAATACTTTATTTTCTACTGCAAAAGCTCGCGTGGTCGATTTGGTTTCAGAGGGAGAAATACAAGGCTTAGTAAATGGAGAAAAGTCTATTTTCCTTGATGAAGCCCCTTTAAAAGACAACGACAGTAATGATAACTTTAGTGGGTATAGCTATGCAACTCGTCCAGGTACAAATTCTCAATCTTATATTGCAGGATTTCAAGGATCAGAAGAGCAATACTCTGTTGGAACGGAGGTTAAAGTATCTACAGGGCCTACAGTTATTAGTGAAACTACTACTACTGCGGATGCAGTTAGAGTTACTTTATTTACTCCTCAATTAACCCATCAAGAGTCTAATGGAAATTTAGTAGGTTCTAAAGTAGAGTTTAAAATCGAACTAGGATATAATGGGGGTAATTATACTACTGTTAAACGATCTTCTTTTGAGGGTAAGACTACTCAAAGGTATGAAAGAGCATTTCGATTTGATATTCCGTCTGCATGGAAAGCATCAATGACTTCCATTAATGTTAGAGTAACTAGGCTTACAACTGACGTTGACGGGTTGCAAACTCAAAATTCTATCCATTTTGGTACATATACTATAATAGTAGATAACAAACTAACGTACCCAAATAGTGCTTTGATGGCTTTAGAGTTCGACGCTAAACAGTTCAATTCTGTTCCTACTAGAGGATATGAAATAAAAGGTTTAAAGATAAAAATACCTAGTAACTATACTACTTATGATCATGGCTCTTGTAGTATAGCAGGGGTTCGTAGAAAGGATAGATGTATTAGCCAAGGGGGAACTTGGACAGGCACAAATGTAGGTGATAATCTATATAGCGGAAACTGGGACGGGACTTTTACTACGGGCTGGACCGCCAATCCTGCTTGGATTTTATATGATATATGCACAGATGATAGGTACGGCCTAGGAAAGTGGCTAGAAGAGTCTCAGTTAGATAAGTGGGCTTTATATGAAATAGGGAAATACTGTGATGCAGTAGATTCTTCTGGTAATTTTGTAGGAGTAGATGATGGTTGGGGGCATAAAGAAGCTAGATTTACTTGTAATGTTTATTTACAGGGTAGAGAAGAAGCATATAAAGTATTAAATGATATTGCTTCTACAATGAGATCTATGTTATATTGGCAGCAGGGAGCTTTAACTCCTGTTCAAGATGCTCCAAGAGACCCTATTATGACATT